TGTTAAAATCGGCATCTTGTCTAGGTATTACCTTGTCATAAATCCAATGGTATTCATCTGATGGATTAAAGTCAAGAATTATTTTTTCATCTGTCCTAAATATTAATTGTTGCCAATCTTCATAATCTAATTCATTGGCTTCATTTATAAATAGTAAGTTTCTTTTTCTACCTCTAACTTTCTGTGGTTGATCTAAAGAAATAAATTCTACTAGATTTCCATTAATCTTGTATTCGTGATTTGATTTATTATGATTAGCTTCAAAGTAGCAATTATGTATTTTTAATATATCTAAAAAATCCCTCATTACAGATGCCCTAACTGATGGGAATGTTTTTCTACATATTGTTATTGTCTTTCCTGTATTCTTTAATGAATAATGAAATATAATATAAAGCAAGATATTGTAAGTCTTGCCTGACCTTGTTCCACCCTGTTCTATTGATATCTTTTTATCAGACTTTAAAAGGTGTTTAAAAACTACGTTAGTCTTTATTTTCAATTATCTCAATTTCAAAGTGTGATGGCATTCCGTCTGCTCCTGTTATTTCTTGTCTTTCTACATAACCCCTTTTCTTACCTTTTGTCTTTAAATAGAATATAGTTGCTGCAGTTGAATCTGCTGCTATCTGTTTATGTAGTTGACTTTCTGCAAAGTCTAAAGCTACGTTCTCAATTTCCTGTACTGCTATTGCAAACATTTCATCTTCCTTTAGCCATTTATAATATGTGCTTCTAGGTATATCTGCTTTCTTACAAGCAACAGTAACAACCCCTAGACTTTGTTCTAGTGCTGCTAATAGTGATTCTTTTTTAATATGTCTACTTTCGTTCATTTTATATTAAATATTTTTTTGTATATTGTCGTCTCAAATGCGATGGTAGTGTAAAAGTAACACATCTAGTATCCAACTAGAAGATGGCATTCAAATTGACCCCATCGCTCTAATTAATATCCCTGCGTTCTTGTAGGGATATTTTTTTACCCTTATACATTCCTGCACCTTGTTTGTCTATTTCTTTAAAATTTAAAATAGGACAAGTTATTTTTGAAGACTTGTCAATTAAATAAATGTATCTATTTTGAAAACCTTTTAATGCTTTTGCTCCATTAAAGTCGTATTTACTATCTCCACGTTTAGCCACTATCTCTCCTGATGCTAGTTTATAAATTGTACCATTTTTATTTATTTGTGTTAATTTAAATCCACTTGCTCTGTATATCGTTCCGTCTCCACATTGAGTTGCATCTGAATAACTTAATATCCATTTTATTTGAGGTGCATTTTTTTTAATTAATCTTATGCTAATAGCGATACATCTACTTTCAGAATACTTAGGAAGATAATCATCAAAAGCCATTCTGTTTAACTCTAGCATTTCATTCCACTTTTTATTTAAATCTTTTATTCCTGTATCAACTAATCCTAAAACATTTCTTTTATCCATAGGTGACCCATAACTCATAACTCCGTGAAGTGTATTATCTAAAAAACAACCAAAATGCAAATTACTCATATTAACAACCTTTCCTGAATAGTGATTTTTCTTTACAAACTCATTTGCTATTTTGCTAGGGATGACTTTTACTATTATTTCCTTTGCTCTGCCCATTGTGATATAATTAAATAAAGTGCGTTACCATTTGAGTTTTCATTTCCAAAGGTTTCAATGTATTTATATTCCTCTGTTTTTTTTACATCTGCTATTGCGTTTTTTATTTGCTCTGCCTGTGCATCTGCTAAAGTATATGTCTGTTGCTGAAATGGTGCTTTGTCTCCATCAGGTAAACTAAACTCATCGCTTGTTTCTATATCATCCATATTTTGCCAAGCATCTAGTCCCCATTCCTCAAGGTCTGTGCTTTTCCATTCATTAGCTAAAACATCCCAATCCCATTCCCCAAAGCCTACATTGTCTTTAATAATAAATTCTTGTGCTTTTTTTTCATCTAAATCACCTGCCTGTATAATATAGACTTCTTTTAATCCTATTTCCTTACAAGCCTTGTAACGCATATTACCACCTAGTATAATATTATCCTTATCAACTACTATTGGTCTAAGTGATAACATTTCAGGAAATTCTTTTACACTATTAACAAGTTTTTTAAATTTATGCTTGTTGATGAATCTAGGATTAGCATCATTTTCTTTTATAGATGATATGCTTACCTTTTGTATTTTAGCTTTGATCATTGTATTAAATTTTCTCTAAGGTACAAAAAAATTATTTTCTGTATATTCTAGTAATTACTAATTGAAATATTCCAAAGTAAATAACAATATCTTCTTCGTATATTTCTTTATCTTCAAAAGGGTAATGTCTTACACCAAACAAAACCCCTTTAAAAACTCCTGCTTTAATTTCATAACGTAATAACTCCATAGTATATCATTTGTAGTATAACGTTTTTAAAATTACTTTTTACAACTAAGCACAAAGCACATTAAAACGTGCCATACACAACTGTTATGCTTAATTTTTCTTCCAACATTGTAGCCATAAGTTAAACCAAGCTATTTGTATATCTATTGCAAAATGGTATCTACCTATATTGTTTTGTTTGTAAATTTTTAGAACTAATCCAAAGTCAAGCCAATCCCAAAAGACCTTAGGCTCGAAAAACATAAGAATAACACCGTATAAAGTCCATTGCTTTTTTTCTGTTTGGTTGTTTATTTCTTTACTCATAATTTATGTGTGTTAATTAGTTTTTTTTCTTAATTCAAGTTCGCAACGTACCTTATACAAACCGTTGTATTACCAATGCATACCATCCATTGAAGTACTGCTTTCTATTACCTCACATTTATCTTTGCTTTTCCAATTCCAAGATTTTTTAAGTAAATTTATTCTTTCAATTATTTCATCTATCCTATTTTTAGGCAATCCCTTAAATAACAATAATATCTTTTGATCATCAAAACTATAATTTTTAGAATTTAATTTTAATTCTTTAATTTCTTCTTCAAGATAAAGATTTTCTTTTTTAATTTTCCTGTATTGATTCTGTAAAAAATGAACTTGGTCTATTTCATCATAGTTTAATTTACTTTTAAATTGAAAGCAGGATTCTAATTCAGAAAGTTCTTCATTAGTTTTCTTGTATATTGGGTACATCTTTACTAAATGTATAACTGATGCGTGGTCTGTTTTTTTTCCCATTGATGTAAAAAAGTTAGCAATACTTGTCCACCTCATATTCATTTTCTTTCTAAAGATATAACAAGCCAATGCCCTTAGTTCTACATATTCTCGTTTTCTAGTATTTTGAAATATATCTACTCCTGTCATTTCAATAATACGTTCTGATATTTTTAAATAATCTTTATTCATTTCTTAAAATTTTTATTTCTCGTTCTAAATAATCTTTTGCTTTTAATAGATCTCCTAATTCATCTTTTTTCTTTCCTGCTCTAACAATATACTTCAAGATATTACCCCTGTTAAAATTAAGTGAGTAATCGTTACATACATCTATAATGTCATAATCTTTTCCGTTATCGTAATGTACTTGTGTTGCTTTCATTCAGTTCTTAGTTTTAAAAGGTTATAGCATTCAGTATATTTCTCCTTAGCTTTTCCTTTGTATTCTTGTTTAAATAATTCGTAAAGTTTTTTAGTGTATTGGTATTTAGTTTGACAATCTGCATAATACTTTTCTGCAAACCTTTTACCTTTTCCTTTAAAGTAATTTACATTGTCTGCAGTATCTCCTGCAATCATCTGCTCATAAAAATTATACATAGCTTCGTCTTCCGATATATCAAGTATTTCTTGGTGCTTATAATGGTAGTTATACATCAGGCAAGGAAACTGCTTGTAATCTTTATCTATTGAAACAATCATAACTTCATTTCTTCCCAGTTCTTCTGATAACTTTTTCCAATACCTTGCAACCATATCATCTGTTTCTACTCCGTAACCTACAACACTATCATAATGGCTTTTTACAAAATCGTGCATTTCGTGTAATAGTGGAGGTAATTCTTGCTTCTTCCTATTGGCTTTGTATTTCTTAGTTATTAGCTTTCTAAAGTTCCCTCTAGATCCACTAAATGTAATTACCTTATCAATATTATAAAGTTCTTCTAAGTGGTTTACAATAGCCATATACTGCTCGTCAAACTTATTTCTAGCATCAGCTATATCTGTATAATACTTTTCATCTTCAGGATGTTCTCGCTTCCTGTAACAACTTGCAAACACTAAACTATCTGCATCTACTAATAATATCATAACATATCTTGTATTTCCCCCTCGATATACATTATTGCATTTTGACAAGTGTTATCTTCTGTTTTTCCATTTTCAATATCTTCTAAAGCATTTATGTAAATATACCTTATTTGTCTTTCTAACATAGGAAATTCTGCTATTGACTTCATACAAAACCTAGCTAAATCTCCAATGTTTATAGTTGTTTTTTTCTGCTTCATAATTCTTTTAATGAATCTTTAATTGAACTTAAATGCATATCCTGCATCTTTTTATTTTCCTTTACAACTTGATCTACTATAAAACCTAAGTCTTTAAATAAATGCTCTACATTAAAAACAACCCAGTTATCTTTTCCATATCCAATATGTAATTCTCCATCTTGGCAATAAAGGTGATTTGTTTCGTGTATGTATGTAGTTTTATTCTTTGTCATATTGTGATAAATTTATTTGTAAATAATTTCTTAAATCTGATTTTTCTTTTATTCTAAAATTAATAGTTATATCAGTTATAGCTTGGTCTTGTTCTGTTCGGTATTCGATTTTTTTTCTAACCTCATCCCAAAGTGCTTCATTTACTTTCATTTTATTAAAGTTAAATCTAATTCATTTGCTACATAATTAATATGCTTCTGTGTAGTCTGTGACCAATATCCTAATTGAAATAATTTACCCTCTGCTATTGTTGCAACGTGAGTTGTGTAACTCCATACCTGATTCCCTTGAATACTTAAATTCTGCTTGTACTTTGATAATTTATACATCTGTTCTGTTTTTTAAAAATTATAATATTTATTGTAAATTTCTTTTGCATCAGCCATTCCTTTTGAATGCTGTTTATTTGCCAAATCATAAAGTATTTCATTTAATACTATGAATTGATCTGTTGTTAAATCTAAATTAAGATTTTTTACATTATCAAAAGCTATTGATAAATTTGATTGTTTTGTTTCTGTTGCCATTTGTTCTGTTATTTAATAATTAATAAAGTATAAATATAACATAAATATACTTATAAACAGAAAATTTAATAACTTATTTTTCAGAAATATTAATATTTATTATACTAGCATCGTTTTCTTCTAGTAAATAAACATCTTTGAGCAGTCTTTTCTTTGTCCACATTGTAGTATCAGGACAATATTTTTTTACAGGTATTGGCATCTGTAGATTGTTTAGCCAATATAAAAAATTTCCTTTAGGATCATTAACAAAATATAATTTAATTACATCTTTATCTAATGACATTAAGGCATCGTACTTGTCTTTTTCAAGCATCTTTTGTTCGTAATACTTATTACGAAACTTCATTTCAATAACGCAGTCTTTTCCCTTTGGTGTTTTACCTATTGCATCGTATCTAGTAAAACCATCACCACACCATTCTAAATCCCACCCATCTAAGTTAAGCAGGAATACAACTGCCTTTTCCCACTTATTAATCTTTTTTAATCCCATTGTTCCAAATAATATTCAAGTCTTTTATCCATTGAACTATTCTTTTAGGGTTACAAGTACAGGGTTTATGGTATTTGTGGTTGTGGTATTTTGCGTGGAGTTGGCAAACCAATTCAAATTCTTCAGAGGATAAGTGCTGCTTCTTACCCATTCTGAATTTTCTCCAATCACTTCTATCTTCTTTTTCAAATCTTACCATCTTTTAATTTTTATATTATTAAGACTTTCTCGTCTTTTATCACAATTACATTTTGTTCCTTTATAAGTATGATATTTATCTACAAGGTATTTTATACCTGTATATTTAGTTATGTAATAAATTAAATCTCCTAGTTTCATTATATTGATTTTAAAATTTCTAAACAAAGTTGGTTTGGTATTTTACTTCTATTATAATTACCCTTTACTCCTTGCGTTCCTGTTCTACTTCCTCTAGGTGCTGATTCGTGATGACAATTTTTATTTCCATTAAAACATTCAGGTCTAGGTTGCCATCCATTTATATTTAATAATGATCTTATATTATTGCTCCAAATATCTGTAGGCTTTGCTCTATTATCTCCATAAGTACAATACCAAACTGTTGTTTTTGGTAATCCTTTTACAACTTGCAATTTTCTTAATTTACCTCTAGGATTTTCAATATACCAAAATTTAGGCTTTAAGTATTTTATTATTTCTATTGTTTTTTTTACAAACTCAACTCCTAACAAAGCATTTTCTGATTTTGGTGTATGGTCTTTATTCCAATGTTTGCCAATACTTGCAACAGAAAAATAAGTACAAGGTGGACTTGCCCAAATAATATCAGGTTTAAAAGGTACTTTTTTAACATCAAAATTTAATATATCAACTACATAATCTATTTTATCAAAGTCATTTACATCACTACTAAAAACATCATAACCTAAACTTTCAGCTGCTTTTCCAATACTTCTGCTTCCTGCAAACAATTCTAAAACTTTCATTTGAATTTTGTTAAATGTTTATTATCAATTACGTATGTTTCTCCAAAGCCAAAATCTTTAATTTCTTTTAATTCTATTACTTTTTTTCTTTTTATATGACCTATCAATTCAACAGAGTTTTCTTTTACCCAAGCAAGTACATAATGCTTTGCTATCTTTCTTTTAAATTGATTTGCAAATAATAACAAAGGTGGTCTATTCTTAGAATTAGAAGATTTAACATCTACACCATATTTAAAATCACTTCCTGAATCACCTTTACCAATAGTTAAAATATCTACCTTTTCCCCTGTATGTTTAGAATAAGCAAATTCTCCAATAACTCCAATGTAATGTCTCCACCAAGCAGGTTTACTTTTAAAAAAATTAGAACTATTTTTTGTGTCTGCGTGATTCATTGATCCTGAACGTTTCATAGCTAAATCTTTGCACCAATCTAATTCTTTGTCTGTTAATTTGATTATCATATTAATTTCTTCAATTTGTCTTTTACTTTTCTGTATGTATTGTAAAGGGTATAATATTCAATATATGAATTTCTAGAAAAGTCTGCTATACTTTCACCCTCGTTTATTATTTCAAAAACTTTCCTATCATACCAAAACATTTTATTTAGTTCTGCTTTGATTTTATCATAGGCTTCATCATAATCTACATCACAATCTAATTTAGTATAATTGGTATCTTCAATATTAAGCATTGTAATATTTTTACCCTTACGTTTTAAATCGATGTATAATGTTTTTAATACCTTATAGATGTAATAATAGTTAATATCATTGTCATAATAAATAATATCTAAACCTGCTTCTATTTTTGGTATTATTTTAATATACATTTCCTGAACAATGTCCTCAGAAATTATACTATTACAACCAAATGAATTGACTACATTAATCCAAGTCTTATGCTTTTTAGCTAGTAATAATATAACTTCTTTTTCAGACATTATTTTAATGGGTCATATAAATTTTCTACTATTTGTGGTAATCCAAAATCATTAACTTCAAAACTAAATGTATCAAAAGAATAACCTCTAGATCTTCCACACTTTACAGTAACCCAATCTTTATTTACAGTATTAGCTTCTAATTGTATTACAGTTTCTGCTTTCTTTTCTAAGAAACTACCTAGATGTCCTGTACCTAGTTTTGAACTACCAAAGTTTTGATGTATAACGTTTATAATGTGGCATTTGTAATTTGATGACCACTCCATTAATTTCTGAACTAAATGATTACTTTCTGAAATATTATTAGCATCAGAACATAAATCTGCAATTCCATCTATAATTAATAAAGATGGTGTTTTAATTCTTTCTTTTAAATAGTAATCTATAAATTCAATTCTCATTTTATAGTCTATTGACCTTAACCCAAAGGTATGATAAATTTCTGAATTAATATTTGAGTCCATTTTATGTACCCTTTCAAACACTTTTTGGCAATGCCAAGCCCCTTGTTCTGTATCTATATGAATTAATTGTCCATCGTTTCCTTTATGTCCTTTTATATTTCCTCCAAATTGATTTTGATTACTTAAATAACAAGATGCTAAAAGTGATATAAAAAATGTTTTCTTTGTTTTAGGTGGTGCAGTTACTACTGATAGATTTCCGTATGTTCCCAAAGCTATCGGTACAATTAAATCACCATCTACTTTATTTGATTTTACTACTTTCTCACCATAAGATAATGCTACTGGTGGATAATCTACTTTTTCTTTAGAATTTATAAAACAATCTTCTTCTATAAATTGCATTAACATTCTGTGTTCGTTCTGTTTTTCTGTCATTTGATAAATATATAAAAAAAAAGGTATAGATTATAAAACCTACACCTTTTTATTAAAATTGGTTAGTCTTAAAATGGTAAGTCTGCATCAGCAGTTGCTTCAACTTTAGCATCTTCTTTTTCTGCTAGAGTTATATTTCCATCAGTCCAAACTACTTTTCCGTTACCTAAGTAATTCTTTTGAACTTTTGCATCCCTTTCTTCTTTAGTTTGACTATCCATAAAAGCAACGTTGTTACCATATCTAGTTTCATCCTGAACTGATATAGTAAAGTTATAATAGACTGCTCCATCTTTTCCTTTGATGAATTTTTCCTTTGGTAATTTATCTACTCTAATAGATCCTGTAATAAGTGTACTCATAATTTATTTATTTAGTTATTAATTTAATTTTCATTATTTGTAAATTCTGCGTGTTCTCCACAATCAGAACAAATACCTGCATCCCATAAGTTAGATGCTCCACAACAATCTGATTCCATATTATTTCTTTTTAAAGTCATCTGATTCATCTTCTCCAAATACTCCTAATTCATAGAAGCCTGTTAGTTTTAATACTGCCCTGCTTAATGCACGTTTCTCTGCCATTTCAGCAACATACCAACTATTGCAATTACCATCTTTATATCCTGTACCTTTTAATGCACTACCAAAAGTTTCTAGTATTGTATTAGGTTTGGCTGAAAGATATGCGTTTGCTTTAAATACTGCGAAGTTAGTTTCACACTTTATAACCTCATAAGTTATAGTGATATTTTCTTTTGCCTGTATTTTTTCAATACCTTGTCTTGTAATAATTACATAATGCTGATGCTTGTAAACATCATCTTTTTGTAAGTCGTACTTTTTGTAAAGTTCTAATAGTTTTTCTCTGTTCATCTTATTTAAAAATTTGATTTGATACTTCTAATTGTGCTTCTAAAAATTCTATCTTTTTTAGTAATGCTTTTATTCTAAACTCATATTCCTCTATGATTGATTTAGACGTTTCTGTTGAATAATTTATTCCCATTAGTCTAAATTTAATAAAGTTGATTTTGCTATTTCTAATCTTTTGTAAATAGCCATTTGAGTAAATGCATCACCATTTAATACTGCGTGATGTAATTGTTCTTCTAAGGTTTTAATTTCCTTACTTAAAGTTGTCCTTTGTGTAACCATTTTAAATTATTTAAGTGTTTGTATTAATTTTAAAGTTTGTGCTTCGGTTAATCTTTCAAAGCAAAAAGTTTCGCAACAAGACAACCAAGTTTTAAATTCTTTTTTCACTTTTGCAAGTTTTTTATTAGTTTTAGTTCTTTTTAACTTTACAAATTCGTGAGTGTTTAAACTTAATATAGCGACTTGGTGTATTTCCCTACCTATACTTATTAAATGGTTTCCTGCTTTTAAAGTTGTGTTTTCTGTAAGTTTCATCTGTTCTGTTTTATTTATTAATATTAAACAAATATAAACAAAAAAGTTAATAAAAAAAAATAAAAGACAAAAAAAAAGGATTAGAAATTAATCTAACCCCTTTTCATAGGTAACAGAACAGAACAATCAAATGTAGTCAATTACATTGAATCTACAAAGTTTTTATATATTTTAATCATATCTTCTATTTCAAAGTTTGATAGTTTTATTATTTGTTGTGCTTTAATGCTTAATCTTTCTGCAGTACCCTGACCATACTTAGCATCTAGATTTACAGAAAACTTGTATTGTTCCCCATACTTAAATACATTGCATCCTGCACATTGCACCTGACAATTTTCTTCATCCCATCTAGTTGAATAATGTTTTCTAGATTGAAAATGTCCGTTCTGTAGTTTCTTCCAATGATCTACTTTGCCACAAGTAAAACAGGTAGCCATTTCATCTACTGAATTTTTAAGTCTAATATATTGACTAAATACAGTATCTAGCTTTTTAACTAATTTACTTCTGCTTACCTTTTTATTCGATGGCATTATCTAAGATTTGTATAATGTGCCTGATTTCACTTCTTTCAAACTTACCCTCTACCTTACCATTGTAAGTTTCTAACTTAATTGAATACATATCTTTTTCTTCTTTCTTATCTTCTTTATAAAGGTGGTTTACATCTAATTTAAATTGCATAATTTTAAAATTTTGATTAAAATATTTTTTTATGTAGAATAAAAATAATAAATTTAAATTTTTTTATTTAAACATATATTCAAATATATATAAATATATCTAAAAATAAATATAAAATATAATAATAATATAATAAAAATAAAGACTTAGAAAATGTAATCTAATTTTTTCTTACTGCAGATCCGAAAAAGTAACCAAAAATAGATAATACAATTCCCTCACAAATTCCAATTAAATGAATCCAAACTTCCTTATTAGATTCAGGTATTTGTAAATAAACAATAGCATAAATAATAAAAGCAAAAGCACCTAAACCAATAACCCCTGTTAAATTAAACATAAAGTCAAACCCTCCTGTTTTGGCTTTTTCAACTTCTCGCTTTCTTGCAGAATCTCTATCAGCAATTTCTAATTTATAAAGTTCAATAAGTTCATTATGTAATTGTGTTTTATCTTGACTTGTTAATTCAGGATCACTATCAATTAAATTTTTAACAACTCCTAAAACTCCTTTCTCAGGAAGTATATCTCCAACAAAACTAGGTATCTTTTTTAAAATAAACTGACCAACCTTTGTGTCTTTAAATTTTTTATTTTTAGTCATTGCTTATTTTATTTATCATTGCTTGTATCTCCTTTGGGTCTACATTTAAACTCATTGA